GTTTGCGGCAAAGGTTGTTGATGTACCTGTTGAGTTGAGGCGCATAAAATAACTACCCTCATAGCCTGCAACTGGGGCAGCCCCAGGCGTAAAGGTTTGACGTGAGACCGTCAAAGTGCCAGCGTATGCGTAGCATTGAAAACGGTCAGCGTAATAATTCCAACCATTACCACTTGTGTTTGTAAAAGATGTGCCACGTTGCCAGATGCCAAAGTCGCCATTGATAATTTTGTTTTTGCCCGCTGCATAATTGCCTTGATAGCGCAATCCTGTTGAAGTGGAACTATCTGCTACGAGCGTTTCGCCGTTGTTGCCGACCGCCAAGCGGGCCGGAGTATCGTTAGCTGTAGCTGAAATTAGATCGCCTTTAGCATCGACGATACTATTTTGGATCGCGTTAGCATCATCCGTAGTAACCCAAGTAAAGTCCATATCTGTATTTGAGTTCTTGCTTAATACCTGTCCGCTGGTGCCGCCCTTGAGATCGACCAGCGAGGCATCGATAGAATCTCCTAATGCCTCGATAGCCGTAGCTCCGTCTTTGACCAAATCGGTCGAAGTTGGAACGGGCCAGTTAAAGTTCGGGGTAACCGTTGCCATTATGTCAAACCTCCAAAAGCGTTTTCCCAGATAAGTGTAGCGTTTACACCTGTCCAAACTAGGTTAGACGGGCTAACCGTATCCCACTGTGGCGCAACCAATGAGAAATCTGTAGGGCTCAGCGTGAGCGTTATGTCTACGAATTGAGGCGTAGCCCGGATGGCAAAGCCCTCCAAAAATCCATTAAAGGACCCGTTAAACATATTGATCGGAAGGTCGTTAATAACGATAGGTTCACCAAAGAATACGTTAATCAGCTTGTTACGCTCGGCATCGGGTAGCTCCGAGTTATCCAGTCTAAAAGTAATGGCCTGTAGCTGCTCACGTGGGATAGCCCGGAGGCCTAATTCACGATCCATAACGTCGTTCACATCGCTGAGGTTATGCAGGTTAGAACTAACGCTGCGCTGATACCGTCCGTAATTAGCGATCGAGGCGGCATCTAACGCCGTGGCCTGATTGGCGTAATTGTTACCGTAATTGAATACCAATGAATTGCGGATCTTGCCTATTTGTAAGATTGACTTAACGCTGGACGGGATAGCGTAATTGGCCGATATGGTCGTATAGCCATTCGCCGATAGATAGGCCGTACGGTGATCGGCATCGGCATAACATACGCGGCCAGCCTTGTCCTCGTACATATTGCCCAAGGCGCTTTGAGCGATCTGAGCGCATAGGTTGTAGCTGCTAAACGGATCGGCTGTCCGTGAAATCATCTCATAGAGTCCAGGCTGATCGATCTCGCCAAGGCCTACGTTTTCCGCATTGGCCCAGGTAGTCGTAGGGTCGTAATCCTGCCATTGTAGAGCCGGGGCTACCTCGAACCAAGAGTTAATAAGTAGCTCGTTTAGAATGTCAAAGATCTGAGTGCCATCCTCGGTTTTAGGCAAGGCATCCGGGAACAGCGCTTTAGTCAATTTAGCCAGGGAACCTACCGCCAAAATGTTACCGATTGTTACAAAGCCTACTTCCTCAGGCGAGCGTACGGATATGCCAAAGTCCGATACGGTGCCACCGAATACGGGTACATAAGTACCGGAGCTGTTCTTTAGCTCTAAAGTTAAAACATCGGTTACATCAATATCAAAAGCCGAGTTATCAATGTTTACGATTTCCATACGGGCATACCCGGCGTTGCATTGCAGATCAATATCATCGCGGCCAGTTGCCATATTAACGCTTAGAACGTTTGTATACACCGTTTGATTAATGGTTATACGCCATTCCGGTAACCAGGCACTCACGCTGCTGTGTAATCCCCTGTACCACGATTGACCGCAGTACCTCGATACGTTGATTGGTTTAGTACGTCTTCGATAACTCGAGCGATAGCTTCAGGGTCTCCCACTCCGGCGTTGATAGTGATATCTATTTTATTTTCAGCCATTCTAAAAGACCCAGGATTAAAGTTCGTACCGACAGCGGCTTTGTCGAATAACCCCATTTGAGTCAGGCGCGTACGTTCGTCGCTTTGATTCAGGATAGAGGCCGTAGTCGTATTGGAAGTTAGCTCGTCGATCTGCTCTTTAAGTAAGAAATTGATGCCCGTGCCCACGGTAGTCGCTTTACGCAATTCCGTAAGGGTTGCTAGCTGAGTCGAAGCTGGCGTGACAGAGCCCGGACCACCGCCGCCTCTATTGCCTCCACCGTCACCACCACCGCCACCACCTCCACCAGCGCCTCCTTTGTTTAGCAGGGCTAGATATTCTTGTAATGCTTTTAGACGTGCCGCATCGGCATCAGCTTGCGCCTTGGCTACTCGGCCAATCATTGATAACTCGGCTGATTCGCGTAGTAGCACCTCAGTCTTTAAAGCACTTGTTGTATTGCTCATAGAAGCAAGGCGAGCGATTTCGGTTAGTTGGATTTGTACGCGCTCGCTGTATTGCTCTTTTGCGGCTAATTCACCGGCTGCGGTAATGGCAGCGTTGTACTTCTTAAACGCTTCCTCGCGTAGAAGTTCTTTATCGGCTTCAGCCATCTTTGATTTATCAATGGCAGATAGTTCGTTAAGTAACTGGGTATTAATTGCTAGAAGCGTGGCATCGCTGATCTCCTTGATGCCGGCTAATTTGGCCAGATCATTATTTTTTTGTAATGCAGCAATTTCGCCTATTTTCTTAAGCGCTAAATCCCCATTATCTTCTTCAATAGCCTGTAAGGCCTCAAGGCGTAAACGGGTCTCTTTGTCATAAGTAGCTTTAAGAGCTGCCGCTAATGAAATTCGGGTAGTGTCAAAAACGGCGGCAGCCTTGGATAGAGCTATTTTATTCTTTTCGGCTATGGCAGATTTTCTTTGTAAGGCTAAAAGTTCTTTAGCACGTCTGGCCGCATCGGCTTCAGCCTTGGCCCGTGCCTTTGCATCGGCTTTTTGTGTATCTTGATTGCCAGCCGATAGGGAACGATTACCAAACCCTCCCGCGATTTGACCATTTTTTAATGCGTAAAATTGTTGTAGGTACTCGCCAGCCTTAAGTCCAATAGTTACATCGATGAGGCCAGAGACGGCGCTACTGAGTTTATCAATCTTACTGATCGTATCGTCAATCGTCTCGCCGCCTGATAGCGCTGTAATAGCACCAAGCAAAGATTTACCAATCTTTTCGCTGGCGTTCTCGGAGGCTATTGCCAGTTTATTCATCGAGCCTACGTAACTATCGGCAGCTACTTTTGCCTGTCCGGCGAATAAAACCTGTAAGCGTTTTTGTACTATCTCAAAATCCGCAGAGGCCAATTCGGCTTGCGTAAGTCCCAGGTTCAGAGAACGTAATCCTTTGAAATTGCCTACATACGCCTGGCTCAGCTTTTCGCTGGTGCTTGCTAAATCTTCACCAGTGCCGGCCGATACATCCATAGCGAGGTTAAGTAGTTCTTGGCTCTTGGATACTGACCCTGTTACTTGTAGCAATTTCAACATAGCCGGCTGTAATAGGTCTCGATTGACACCCGTGGCAGCTTCTATCTTGTCTATGTATCTATCAATTTCAGGAGTGGCAAAGGCTAGACCAAGATTACGTACGGCGGTAGTTAATTGCGCTACCTCTAACTGTTGATTGGCAAAAGCTTTAATGGCGTTTTTACTATATTGCGCTAAGGCCATTGCGCTAAAAGTTGCACCAAAAGTTTTCGCAAGTGTTTTTACGCTTTTGCCTAATTTGTCCGCAGCTGTTTCGGCTTGCTTGAATCCTTTGCCGTCTAACTTCGACCCAATATTAATTACAGGAAGTACCATTATGCAGCCTTACTTAAAGGCCCAGCGGCCACTCGAGCGTTAAATGCGGTAGTAGTTTTATCAATAGCCTTTAGCGCAGCGCCTTCAGCTTTGCCTTGATTTTGTGCCCAGGCTTTAAAGATCAAACGTCCGCGACCTTTTAGGCTGCTTGTTAGTTCCGGTAAGTTTTCGATAAAGGTAGCGCCAGCACCTGGGTTTACCGACCGGCTTACTTTGTTACTAGCTCCTCCAGCCTTAGGACCTACCCAAGGTTGTGGACCGTTACGGCCAGCGGTTTCATAGATAGCACCAGCGGCAGATTTATTAAGAATCTTGGCCATAGAGCTAAACCCGTAATCATTAACACGGCCGGGAGACGTTGCATAGGTAATACCCGAACGAACGGTATTTACGCTATAAAATGGAAATTTAGCCTCGCTGAAAGAACGTGGTGCCCAATTACTCATAGGCGCCTCTGCTGGGGCAAAGCCGCGAGCTTTGGCTACTACTGGCTTCATCGCATCAGCTAAATCTTTACGGAGTTGCTTTTCGAGATCAGGAGCAAACGAACGTATGGCTTTGCGTAAATCAACGTTTCCGCGGATTTCTATTGTTGGCATTTTTAGCCTCCTCTGCCTGTTCGTTTAATACCTTTACTAACATCCTGAACATCTCTGTATCTAGATCGAGTATCGCCTGAGGCGCGACCCCTAACCGTATTGATAGCTGTGCTACCAGGTAAGTTAGAGAGCCGCGCCCTAGGCTAAAGGTAGATCGTCTAGTACCTCGACCTTAGCCAAGGTATCTAAAAAGTCTGCCCCAAACGGTTTTACTGTTTCGCCGGATGTGCGTAAGCACTCGTGAGCAAGCCAGTAGACGTCCGATTGCTTCTCGTCATCTCGAAAGGCTTTATGAAAGCCCTTCTTTGCATAGAGTTCAAAGGCGTACTCAATTCGTGGAGTTATCTGATGTTCAGATACCTCACCGGTAGCCCTTGTTATTTTGAGTCGTGCCATTTGATGCCCCTTTTCTAATTGGTTATACGGTTGTGTCTACTACGATTGGTGAGTTGCAGGTAAAAGTGATCGACTGAGTTGAGATATCTCCCACGGCTCCGTTGATGTCTGTGGTGTTGTTTACCAGAATCGTAGTCTGATATTCCGGATTCGTTGCCGAAATAGCTGCGCTTGTCTGCTTGAGTGTGATAGGTACAGTCGTACCCCACGCTCCCTGCAAAGTCTGTAGGACTTCACTGGCTGCTGTATCGTTCAGAAAATCCAGAGTTATCGTTGAGGTTTCCAGTCCCTTAGTGAAACGTCTGGAAGAATCGCCCATTGCTGTAATTTCTAGCTCTTCGAACACGCGGTTAATTGTTGCGCTTGTTACGTGATCGGAAAGGTCTACCGAGTTAAGGGTTACGACCACTCCATTTGATAAGAATACGGCCATCGCCTATTCCTCGCTTTCGGTTGTTGGTGTTGGTGTTGGTTCGGACTTTACTTTTGCTACTTTGACTGGAGCAGGCTCGTCTACGATCTGCCCAATCTTTCGCAAAAACTTTAGGTCATCCTCTGTATATGGCATTTGTCAGCTCCAGCTCGTGAGAATTGAGATATTAAAATCAGCAGTTAGCAACGTTCCACTTTGTACTTCAAGTACGGATGGTGCTGACATACTGCCAATATTCATAACGATATTTGATGAGGCTAATTTATTAAACACGGCAACGGCTAAGGTCTCTATGCCGTTCAGGTTCCCCTGGTTATCGAACAGAGGCACCGTCATAATAATTTTCAGGTTAGCAAGCGGCGCAATAGTCGCGTATGTATTGTTGCTCGGCGTAATGTAATTATCCGCCGGGGCCACGATTACAGAGTTAGCCGTGATTGTTGGCGGAGGAAAAGCAAAAGTGTTCCAAGAGTTAGGGTTAGCCAAAGCGGCGGCTACCGTAGCTCGTAAGGTTGTAATCGGCGCTGGCATCTGCTATCCGATCATACTGTTTGGATTTTGATACCCGGCAATGAGGCCTCTGATCTTGCCGATCATTGAATTACCCATCCGGTACGGTGAAGGACTGAATCCATCGATCGATACGCCACCGGTTTGTGATACCTGACGAGCTTGGAATATGTCCACTGCCAGAATCATCGCGGCCTCGCGTACAGCCGGGGTAGTCGCGTAGCTGTTTGTCTTTGTGTCCACGCCTTCAGCCTTACCATATGGAAGGACCCGGCTAAAGTTAATATTCGCGTTGGTCTTGGCGAATTGAATGAAGCTATAACCAGCCGGCCAATTCCAGGCGTAGTTATTCCAAACGATCGACGGGATTAAATTAGTAGTGCCGGCGCTCCAAGGCATTGTTCCCGTAATTGTATACGTGCCGTTAAAAGTTGAGCCGCAGCCACTCAAGGTCACGCTTTGCCCGGTGGTAAAGATAGCCGGGTTAGCGATCATCACTGTCGCCACATTATTCTGCAAAGTCGTACCTACAACCGGCGCGGAATCAAACCATAAAAACTGATTTAGAAGATCTTGCGCGGTTTGGCAGCACGTCTCAACAATATCTGACGAATAAAGCGCATCGATTCCAAGGTTGGCTCTTAGCTCTGCCTCGGTTACGTACGTTGCCGGCACAATGATCTCCTTAGTTAAAAAGGCCGGTAGGGCTCAAAGGGCTAAGAGCCCTACCGACTATTAGGGTTGTGGCTTAGATTTTCGCAAACTTGATAATACCGTTAGGCATCTTTGCGATAGTTGCCATAAATCCGTAGATCGCAACCTGTACTTGTAGGTTAGATACTACGTTCACTGACATATAAGCCTGAGGTCCACGATAAACGGTGAACGCCTCAGGAGCCAAAATAATGGCTGAGTTATCATCGACAGTAGTCTCTGCAAAGTTACGATCTACGTACAAATCAAGTCCAAGTACGTTACCGCGAATAGAGCCAGGCCCTACCTGTCCAGCCGCGTTCATTGGTTGAATTGCATTGTAAATTGGTCTCTTTGTGGTATCTGTTGCTGACATCAGTAGCTGCCATTGTGCACCGTTGCCGATGTAGTTCTGAGCAAAGTAACCGGTGTTTTCATAGACAAGCTTTGCAGCTTGTGAGCTGTAAGCGATAACGCCGTCGCTATCAGCTGTAGTAGCTGATGCGTTAGTACCTGCAGCTAATAGCGCTGTAAGCACTGCGGTATCAATAGAAGTTAAATAAGCGTTTTGAAGTTGGTTAGTCAGTTCCGCATAAAAATTTGGATCTGATCTCTCGAGGAGCTCAACACTTATGGTATTCATTCCGGAGTACTTGGATACAGTTCCAGTTAAATATTGTGTAACCATACCTGTATTAGATACGGCTCCAGCTTCGGCCTCTACTGTGACAGTTGGTGCAACGCCTGAACCGCCACCTGCTGATGTAACAAGTGATGGGACGTTAATTGTCATACCAGAATTTGGAAGAACTCCCTGACTGCAGGCATCAATAGCCGGGGTTCCAAAGCGTGTATTAGTTACAAACTCTGATAGGTACTGAGTTGGATTAAATGCCGGGTTAGTTGAAAAGCTATCGTCTGCGGCAGTTACATAAAGACGAGACTCATCGCTACCTAGTGCAGCTTTGATCTTGTGCTCTGTGTATGTTGCCATAGATACGATTGGTGTACGGACTCGCTGAGAATCCAATACTGACGGACGAATGATCTTACGAGCGGCTTCGACTTTTTCAGCCTCGACCGGTGTATCTACCGGAGTCTCCTCCGGTGTATTTTCTGGGGCTGTAGTCACAGCTTCCTCGCTTTCGGTTTCTGTTTCGGTCTCTACGATTGTCGTATTGATCGTTGTGGTTTTTGTGCTTGTGCTTGTTGCAGCTTCGAGCGCAGCTCGTGCCGCAGCAATATCAGTTACGGAGGCGCTGGAGAAAGCCGCACTCTCGACGAGGCTAACTTCCTTGAGGACCGCAGCCGTTACTAACAGGTAATCTCCCATTGGCTTCGAAGCGGTTACATCCACTCCGACGGATAAGCCACTGACCAGATTTTCCTGAGCGAGTACGAGCGCATCTTGTCCTCGAGTGCTACTCGAAAGCTTAAACGATCCGTACACGCCTTCAGTTGAATCGCTAAACGAAATTGCGCGACCTACCGGCTTATCTTGTTGATGCTGCATTAAAAGCTTTATCTGTGAGGCTTCGGCGTAAGTAATTGAACCGCGCTCGAACATTACAGGGCCTGCACTTGTAAAACCGATTTCGCCATATGGTGCAACGAGTCCGGATACGATGCGGCGTTCTGTATCGGCCGCCTGGATTTCTTGACTAAACGTTAGTAGCACTTGCATCTCCTAGCGGTGTGAGTTGTTCCATTTGTCGGGCTTGATCTACATCAATTAAATCTAGATTTAACATTTTCTCGATAATATCCAAGCGATCCTTTGCATCAACACGAAGGAACGTATCGTCTACCGCAAAGCGCACTTGATTTTGACTATTGGTAATGTCATTCATACTGAGGCGATCCTCGATCGCGCTTATGTACGGTTGCAGAGAATAAGCAACAAACTCTTTTCTGCCGTCCAAAATATTTTGATATGTCATCGAGTTATTCATATCGCTCGAAATCATATAGGCCGGTACGTTCATCGAACGTGCGATTTCGGTACTCAAGTACTGCGAGGCCTCCGTGTACGCCATATCTTTAGGCGAAAATGAAGTAGGTACATAATCCAAAGTCGAAGTGAGATACGCCGTTGATCGATTTTGACGAGCGCTCTTGAACGCAGCTAATAAACCTTGGATTTGTGTTTCAGGAAGATCGGCTCCCGAGTTCTTCAATATTCCAGTGGGCATAGGAGTCGCGGCACTTACCGCAGCGGCTTTCTGGATGTCATAAGCAGCGCGAATAGTCGTACTTGCTGTTAGTAGTACACCAGGAAGTAATGATTGGAAAGTAACAAGCGATCCAATACCAGCCATCGGTACAAGATCACCATCTACAAAATAATCTTTTACTTCGGTGCCATATTTGTCAGTGGTATATGTTACGCGGTTATTCGCAACCCACTCGAAGCCCGACGGCCTGCCATCGTCCGCATACAAAGAAGTCACGCGCCAGTAAGCGATTGAATAAAATATCAGACTGTCCACGGTCGCACTGATCGTAACGCTTCGCGGTTGTCTAATGTCAGGCTGCTCAAGCCAAACAGGAGTACCTAACTTTTCACCAGTTGATTTTTTATACAACGCTAAATCGATTGATGAAATAACACCGGCGATAAGATTTCTACATCTTGATACGGAAGCAACTTGTAAAGCAAAATTACGATCGATTCCAATACCGTTATATCCGAAAGTACTATTGGTGTTAAATGATCCGTACCCGTAGGTCGTATCCATAACTGCCGGAGCGTATTGCGCTTCAATAGCTGGCTTTGCAGCCTGCTTAAAGCCTAAAGTTTGGAGTAATCCCATAACCGCCATTTTCCCATAATGTCAAGCATAAATACGGCTATCTGCCGCGTGTCTAAACGTAAACTTTAGCCTCACTCATTGGCTGCGTTAGCACGTGAACGACCATACTTAAACCGATCGCAATATCAACCGGTCCAGCGGATTTACGACGGATGATTCTCCAGGAGGCATCCGATTCTTTAGCTGCACAGTTGGACATATGTGTAACGAGCTCGTCCTGGCCACTATGTACCAAACGTTTATTAGCCAGGGCCTCGTAAAGATCGCCTGAGGCCTGATAACCCTTTTGGCCTGATATATCGGTTATCTGGATTCCATTAACTTCAAGCCTTTTGGCTATTGAGGCGGTTGTGTACTTATCAAAGCAGACTTGTCTCGGGAAATAGAGCTTGGCCCAGCGAGCGATCGCATTGGCAACGAATAGCTCATCGATGGATACGTCCGAATGAAATACCTCTAACACAGCTACGCCTATGCGACCGTCAGGCATTACCTGGCCCATTACGAGCGAACCATCGCGCCTGCTCGGTGCCACGTCAAAGGCGAATACGGTAAGCGGACCGGGTACAAGTTTGAGGTCTTTATCGCCTGCCTCTTCAACCGACATATGAGGCCAGGGGCTGGCCGTAGAGCTAATCCACTGGCAAAGCATCTCGGTCTTTGTAGTTTCGATTGGTTGCGTACTAACGGCCTCTTCTAATGCCGCCTCCGTGACCGTGTAGCCAAGGGCCGGATTAGCAGAAGCCCAGCCGTCACGATCGGTTATCTTGGCGAATGGCGGAGCGCTGTATTCATAGTATCCAAACGATTTAGGCGGCGTACTCCTGGCCCTCTCGACAAGATCGTTGAGCACCGTGCTGAAGGAATCACCGGCATTGGAAGTCAGTAGGGTTTGAGCGTTCGGCTTTGCTCTCGTGGTCGGAGTCGCTGCGCGATAGCCTTCTTCCGAGATCTCGCGTACCTCGTCAATATAGAGCAGCGAAGCGGTACGTCCGCGAGAACCGTCTCTTGTAGCTGCGACCACATCCAGGCGATGGCCATTTTTTAGCTCGATTGACTCGGTGCCATTGGCAAAGCGTATCTGTTTAACCTGCCGACTTAGCTCGTCACTACCCTCGATGGCATAAGCCACTTGGCGGAAGGTGTCCAAGGCCATTGACCGATTAGAGGACATAATGAGCACATTAGGGCTATCGAATAAGAACATATGCCCCAGCATCATCATACGCGCCAGGTGAGTTTTACCCTGTTGTCTGGCGCAGAGGATGAGGTTTGTCTTGCGAATAAACATCCCGGCATCGTCTACGGTGGTCATATCCCGAATTACAAAATCCTGCCAGGGCAGCAAGGGCAATCCAATACTTTCTGCTAGCTGTGCGATCTCATCGCCGCGAGTGTGGCCCGTGAGATACGGACTATGTAATCGCGGTTCAGTAGCCCCCTTACGGGGTGTAATGGTCTGGGCCATATATTTACTAATCCTGTTCAATCTGGCCTACGCACGGACCGGCTGGGACCGTACTGGTGGTTTTCGGGGAGGAATTGCTCGG